ATGGCGTTCATCCGCAACCAAGGGCTGGCCCTGGCCACCAGCGTGCCCGACACCCTCAAGCCCAGCCTGCAGGCCGCCATCGAGCGAGAGCTGGCCGCCGGCACCAGCGTCGGCAACATGCGAGACGCCATCCGCAAGGTGGCACCCGAGCTCACCGAGTACCAGGCGGTGAGGATCGCCAGGACCGAGACCCTCAGGGCTTACTGCGAGGGCCAGCGGCAGGCGTGGATCCAAGAGGGCGTGCAGAAGAAGGGCTGGATCAACAGCGGCGGACCTTGCCCGATCTGCGACCAGATCACGACCAAGTACCCCAACGACATTCCCATTGACGAGTATTTCACCGTGGACGCCGGCAGCTGGCAGGCACCGCCGGCACATCCCAACTGCAGGTGCGACCTGGTGCCAGGACTGGACTACGACGAATGAAGACCCCCCAGACCATCATCGAGACCATCAAGCGTTCGGCCATCGCCCGCGGCATGACCAAGGCCAACGCCACCATCGGCGTGACGAGCGGGTACTGGACCACCGGGCCCAAGACCGGCGTCAAGCAGGCCGCGGCCAAGCCCCTCGAGGTGTGGTGCCTCGCCAACACCTCGGCCGTGGACCTCGAGCGTGAAGTGGTGCTGCCCACCGGCCTCGACGTGGCCAGCTACCTGATGAAGAACCGCAACCTTTTCGTGGACCACAATTACGACGTGATGAGCGCCGTGGCGGTGTGCCGCGACATGAGCCTGACGCCTCAGGGCTGGCTCTGCAAGGGTGCCTTCCATGATGACATGGCCAACCAGTATGTGCGGGCCTGCATCGCCCTCGCGCGTGCCGGCACCCTGGCCATGAGCGTGGGCTTCGAGGCCATGGAGTGGGGCCCGCCGACGCCCGAGGAGCGAGAGGCGTACCCCGGCGTCGAGAGCGTGGTGCGCAAGGCCAAGGTGCTCGAGGTGAGCTATACCGCCTTGCCTATGAACGTGACCTGCCGCATGGTGGGCAGCAACATCGAGGCGGCAGCAGAGAACGCCGAGAAGGCCCGCAAGGCCCTCTTGGACGCCCGCATCAGCGACAGGGTGGTGGGCGACTTCGGCATCCAGCCGAGGCGCGTGATCGTGGTGCGGTGAGCGGCGGGTATACTGAGCTCGTCACCTCCTCTTCTCGCCTGCGGCAGGTAGTACGGCCTGCCGCCGGCTTCAAGTGAATACAGCCTGCCCCGCAGCCAGCGGCAGGACCAAGCCCCGCGTGTGCGGCAGCAGGTCCCCCGAGTGAGCCCGGCCAGAGATGCACCCAACCAATGCGGCACCAGCCGCAGGAAGCATCCATGCCCCTCACTCGCAAGACCCTTATCGACACCCTGACGGCCAACGGCCTCCAGGGCGAAGCGACCCTTGACAGCTGCAAGGCCCATGTGGCGAAGCTCGCCGCCCAGGGCATCGACCTGCAGGACGACGCCGGCAACGCCATCGACGTGGACCAGGTGTGGAACGCCAAGAGCGTTCTGCGCATCGCCGGCGAGGCCGACGCCATCCGCGGCACGGCCAGCCCTCACGCCGCCATCGCCGATGAGGCCGCCGACGCCGGCGTGCCCCAGCGGTTCAGCATCGGCAGCCCGAGCCGCAAGGCCTACCAGGCCAAGATCCGGGCCGGCAAGGCGGCATTCAACGACGCCGACCAGGCCGAGGCCTTCGGCGCCTGGGCTCGCCTCAGCACCATTGGCCACACCGACTACGGCCAGAAGAAGGCCGATATGGAGATCATCCGCAAGGCGCAGGTGGTCTTCAACAACCAGCTGGGCGGCGCCTTGGTGCCCGTCGAGTTCATCCCCAACCTGGTGTACCTCACCGAGCAGTACGGCGTGGCTCGCAAGGTGGCGAACGTGGTTCCGATGAGCCGCGACATCGCCACCGTGCCCCGGAAGACGGCCATCGCCTCGATGAGCCCCGTGGCCGAGCTGGGCACGCTGAGCCCGACCGACAACAACTACGGCAACGTCACCCTGACGGCCAAGAAGTACGGCGTGCTGTACCAGGTCTCGCGTGAGGTCCTGGCCGACTCGGCGGTGAACATCGCCGATGATCTCGCCCGCAGCATCGCCGAGGCTCAGGCCATCGCCGAGGATCAGGCCTACTTCCTGGGCAACGGCACGGCGACCTACGCCAACCAGATCGGCCTCACTCTGGCCCTTCCCTCGGCGGCCTACCGCACCGCGGCGGCCCTGGCGTGGGGCTCGATGACGGTGGCCAGCTTCACCGACGCCATGGGCGCGGTGGAGAACATCAACCCGGCCCGGCTGGCGTTCGTCTGCAGCCGGCAGTTCTTCGCGCAGGTCATGCTCCGCGTGGACAAGACCGCCAACCAGTTCAAGGAGCTCAGCATGGGCGGCCTTGGCGGTGACGCCACCTTCTTGGGCTACCCCGTCTTCTTCTCCCAGGTCATGCCGACCGCCACGGGCAGCAACGTCCGCAGCTGCTACTTCGGCGACTTCATCGGCGGCACCATGCTGGGCGACCGCCGCCAGCTCGAGATCCAGACCTCGGACCAGTTCTATTTCAACACCGACGCCCTCGCGGTGCGCGGCACCTCTCGGTTCAACGTCAACATCCACGGCGACGGCCGCGGCTCGACGGTCGGCCCCATCGCGTGCATGATCGGCGCCTGATGACAACTCACCACGGGCTTAGAGCCCGAGAAAGAAGACTCCCATGAGCGAATCCTCCCTCCAGAACGCCGTGTTTTTCCTCGGCTACTCCCCCCAGTCTCGTTCCGATACGGCTGCCTTCGGCACGACGGCTCTCGACCAGCAGAGCACGCTGGTCGCGGGCCGCGGCGGCGTCACGTCGTGGACGGCCATCCTGATCTTCGGCGCGGTCGGCGGCGACCTGGGCGCGCAGCCCAAGCTGCAGCACAGCGATGACAACAGCAGCTGGTCTGACGTGACCGGCGGCGTCACCACCGCGTCTCTCGTCGCGGCCACCAACGCCAACACGATCCGCACCTTCAACGTCCGCACGGGCGGCACGCTGAAGCGCTACCTGCGCCTCGAGCTGGACTACAGCGCGTCGGCCACCTTGTCGGCCGTGCTGTGGATCGGCGAGGGCCCTGGCTACGGCATCAACGGTGCGACCGAGATCGCCCGCGCCGTGGCGGCTGGTGCTCTCGACCGCGCCACCGTCAGCGTCTAATCCTCAAGCACCCCTCACCCTCGGCCGCCGGCGACAGCTGGCGGCTGGGCTTCATGGCCAGCCTCATCAGCATCTCCGAGTACAAGGTCTGGGCCGGCATCAGCGGCACGGCGCAGGACGCCCTGCTCACCGTCCTGGTCGATGCGGTCTCGATGGAGGTTCGGCGCATGTGCGACCGCGACCTCACCAACGGCTTCGAGAGCGTGAGCAGGACCGAGCGCTACGACGGCACCGGCGAGCAGACCATTCAGCTGGTCGAGTGGCCCGTCTCGAGCATCACCAGCGTCAAGGTCTACACCGCCGGCGGCAGCTACGACACGCTCGACGCCGACACCTACCGCGTGAACGGCGACAGCGGCCTGCTGAGCCGCATCGACCCGGTGCTGGCGAGGTTCCCCACCGACGCCTTCGGCACCATCGAGAGCACCTTCTCGGTGCAGCCCTGGTTCCCGGCCGGCTTCGACAACATCGAGGTGGTGTACACCGGCGGGTACGCCACCATCCCGGCCGACCTGAAGATGGCGTGCTACCGGCTCACCGACCTGGCCTACGCCGCCCGCGGCCGCAACTTCGGCCTGCAGAGCGAGAGCCTCGGCGGGTACTCGTACACCAACATGGACCCCGAGAAGACCAAGAGCATCAAGGCCGAGCTCATCCAGGCGTACAACACCGGGAGCGCCTGACCCATGGCCAACACCCCGTACCACCTGCTGACCAGCTCCATGGAGATCTACACAGCGACCTGGGCGGCCGGCGTCGATGGCGTGCCCGTCGGCACCTTCCCCGGCACGGCCTCGGCCACCGTGATGTGCATGGTGCAGCCCGGCTCGGCCTCGGATGCCCTGGTGTACGGCCGCGACACCACCACCAAGATGTTCGACGTGTACTGCGCTCCGGTGACCACAGCCGGCGCGAGCTGGACGGTGACGCCGAAGGACAAGGTGATCATCTCTGGCGTGCAGTACCGGGTGGCCGGCCAGCCGCGGAACCTGGTCAACTTCGGCACGGTCTACGTGATCACCCTCGAGAGGGATCAGGACTGATGAGAGCAGACTTCACCATGAAGGTGGCCGGCGCCGACCTGCAGGTCGTGCTCATGGCGGCGTCTACCACCGGCGTGGGGCGTGCCGGCGACGTGCTGGTGCGGTACATCAAAGACAGCTTCGTGAAGACCTCCTGGCACAACCCGTCTCCACCAGGTGGGCCTCCTGGCACCGTCACCAACCGGCTGCGGAACAGCATCCAGAAGACGCCGCCGGCCAACGGCATGACCATCGTCGGCACCAACGAGCGGTACGCCAAGAAGCAGGAATACGGCGGGCTCATCAAGGCCAAGAACAAGAAGTACCTGACCATCCCGGTGAACGCTGAAGCTGCCCAGATGCGGGCCAACACCAAGGACCTGCGGACGCAGAACCTGACGTTCCGCAAGGGCCCGCACCGCGGCGTGGCTTTCCTGTGGCGAACCGTCAAGGGCAAGAACGCCAGGAGCCAGCTGATGTTCGTGCTCAAGCCCACCGTGCGGCTTCCTGCTCGCCCGTTCCTGAGGCCGGCCACGACCAACCAAGACTCGAGGGCTCGCGTGGCCAAGGCCTTCGCCGCCGGCTTCAATTTCGAGATCCGCAAGGCGTTCAAGGCCGCAGCCGCGGCAGGAGCTCCGGCAGCATGATCCTCACGACCATCTACCAGGCCATCCTCGACCGAATCAAGGCCGACACGGGCGCCGGCGGGCTCTACAACGGCAACGCCTGGAACGTCATCAGTGGTGCCTACAGCATCTTCGGAACGCCTGCAGCCATCACCTTCCCCTACCTGCTGGTGAGCGTGCGGATGGACCAAGACCACAGCATGACCGCCGACGAGTTCAACTGCACCGCCACCTTCCAGATCTTCGACCAGGTGCAGGATGCGGTGGCCGGCAACTTCGCCGGCCGCATCAGCGGCGTCATG